GGAAAGGTATAGATAGTTTCTGTATCTACATCTTGTGCAACAATACAATGTATCTTAGTTGCGTTAAGGTCATCTGTTTCTATATCAAATACTAATTCCATTAAAATGCTTCTCCTGTTGAGTCGTCAAACTCTATATCATCATCAGTTACTTCTGATAATCTGCCTGTCTCTGAATCATATACAACTCTACAAGCCATACCAACATCTCCAGTATACCTAGATTTTAATATGCGAAGCCTAGTTGTTCTTGCTTCCTCTGGGTCATCTGATTGTTGATTTCTTTCTAGTGCTATTACACAATCACTAAGTTGTCCAATACTATTAGAACCTCTAAGATGAGATAGAGAAACCTCTATACCATTCTCATGTCCTTTGTTACCATCAACTCTACGTAAGTGTGAAACCAAAATGATTCCTGCACCTGTCTCTTCTACCAAACTTCTAAGTCTAGTCATGATAGAATCAATAGCTCGTCTCTCATCTCCTTCATGTACTGCACTAACTAACATATGTAAATGGTCAACGACCACCCACTTGCAGTCACATCCAATAATCATAAAGCGAAGCTTAGTAAAGATGTCATCAATGTCGTTCGTCCCAAAGTGTGAATGTACCCACACTCTATTACGATTGTCACCATCATACAACATGTCAAACATTTTGTCAAGCTCTTCCTTAGAAAACTTCTCACGTTCTTGGTCAACATAAAGTCTAGCGTTAGCTTCAATAGATAAGATACCATCAATGGTTCTTCTCCAATCTTCTTCTAATGCTATGATACCTACGTTGTCTTCTGTGTTCTTAATAAGATGATGTTCAAGTTCTCTTGTCACACTAGACTTACCAAGTCCAGTTCCACCTGTAAGAGTAACAAGCTCTCCCTGTCTTAAGCCATATAGCTTTTTGTTTAATCCTTCATAAGGGTAAGGGACGCTTTCTTTCTTCTCACGATTGTGAAACTTTTCTCGTTGCTCCGAAACATTGATAACACCAGATGGTGTATAGACTTTAGAAGCCCACCAACATTCAACAAACTCTTTGTGTCTGTTAGAACGAAGCATATCATTAGGGTCTTTGAACCCATGAGGAAGTGTAAGTATCTTAGCCTTACCGGGTTTAAACAGTCTGGCAACTTTAATAGAAGCCTCCTTACCCGCCTTGTCATTATCGAATGCTACAATAACATTCTCAAACTCATCAAAAAATTCTAAGCTTTCCTTTATATCACGAACTGCTCCTTGAGCACCACGCTTTATAGATACTACAGCCCACTTAGAACCTAACAGTTCGTAAGCAGACATAGCATCACACTCCCCTTCCACGATGGTAACATACTTACCACCTTTAAATAACTGCTGACCAAACAAACCTGTATCGTTGTAAGTACCAGAGACAAAGAAGTCTTTAGATTTTACATTGCGATACTTGGTAGCTGATAGCTCATGCCCATTATAATATGGGTACAAATGCTTTACTACATTTCCTTGTAGGTCATGTACGCATTTAACACCATACTTCGTAGCAGTTGCTTGAGATATCTTTCTGTCTGTAAGAGCAGAAAATTTCCCTTCATCTACAATATCAGGTTGTTTAGTTTCAGTTGTTGTTGCTGTTTGCATATCCTTTCCTCCACATGCTTTAGTATAACTAGGCATGAACTCACCGCAACTGAAACACTTTGCTGAATCATCTTCGTTGATTCCTACAGCATCACTACTGTTGCAAAGTGGACAGGGTTGGTGTAGCTTGTCCCAAGTTTTATCCATGTTAGCCCTCACTATGTTTAAACGTCTTCGTCTGTTGTACCACCTTCAGCAGTTTCTTCGTCTGCTTCTTGTTCTACAGTAGCTTCTGGACTTTCCTTCAGTATATTCTCTAACATACTTTGGTGTCCTTGTGAAGCATAATTCAAAGCTTCAGTCAACACATTCAATGTACCTATCTTACTGATAGATATATTAGCGTTAGCTTTTCTTTGGTCGTCCTCAATCTTTGAAACATCATAGACTGATTCGCCATCATCATTCTTAATAGTAATAATCATATTAAAATTCCTCGTTGTCATCTGAATTACCTTCAGAGTATTCAATTAAATCAGTAACCTTTACAGCTATTAACTCTGCAAACGTACCATACTTACCTGTGTAGGGTTTAATCTTCACAGTTCCTACAGAACCATTACCCACGCTTACATCTAAAGTGTTGCCGTCTCCGTCAACTAACTTAGGTGCGGGGTTAGTAGTCCCATCATGCTTGATAACCTTTCTACTAAATGAGAATGCGGGTTCATCATACTTAGCTTGACCATCTCTGGTTCTTACTTGTGATAAACCTAGACCCTCTAGTCTAGTAGCTGTATCGCTATCAGTCAACACCACTACGCCATACTTATGTGGTTCAAACTTAGTGTTTGGTGTGCTGACATTAGCCCACATAAATTTTCCTTCTACATACTCATACATATAATTCCTCCATTGGTTGTATTAAGTTTTGCCATTATACTACAGTTAGACTTTATTGTCAAGTCTTTTCTGCCTTCTTCTTTCGTTCAATCTATCTTTTAATATTTGTAAGTCTTCTTGTAAGTCTTCCCATAACTCGTTTAAACACTCTTGCTTTTCTGCTCTGGGTAATTTAGTTCTGATTTTAATATCAGACTTCTTAGGTAGCCAAGTTTCCCAGAACTGTTTCTCTTGACAAGCATCAGAGTAAGACCATTGAATAGTCTTATCTAATTCTTTTGATTTAAATTCAAACATAAATGGTAAGTCAAACTTGCTCACCCATTCTGATAATTTCATAGTAACCCTCCAGTTAAAAATTAAGCGGGTAGTTTCTCAGTCCCGAAGTAACTACCAACTCCTCCAACAGCAACTTGAACTATAGGTTTTTAAAGTGCCTGTCAACACTCGCAAATTGTGGCTTTGTTGTTTAGAGTCTGTGCAAACCACCACGCAATGTGGAAAAATCAGACTGTATTCACAAGGGAAGGTAATCGGTTTAGTTCTCATCCCATTTCATCTACAACTTTAGTAAGCGTTACCACCTCTAAAGATTTTACAGTAGCTCGAACACCTTGTAAAACTTTTAAAATCAGTCTGGTTTTAGTGGCACTAGACCAGAAACTAGCACGATAAAATCGTATGCCTTCAGGTTCAGGAAGGTTAGTTGAGGGCTACACCCTTAGACATACCTTGAAAACAAGTGGCTATTATACCACAGCTACTCTCCATTGTCAACCTTTAAGTCTAACAATTTAACTTTATATGTGTCTTCGTCCCAACTAACCTCATATGCTATTTGACTGTCTGGATTGTTATGATTGTAATCAATAACATAACTCTCCCACATTCTATATTCGTCCTTGTTCATAGGACTTAAAACTGTATCAATCATTTTATTAAAACCTACCTCTATACAATTCCTTTAACATTTTTAAATTCTCTTCCTGTAAATACTCTAAGTGTTCAGGTATTGAATCAACTTCAATTACATCTTCACTATCTTCATTCGTATCAATCATAGGTGTATTAGCATAATGATTATCTACTATGTTATCTATGTTTATTTCTTCATTCATATTATTTCCTTTTAATATAATTAATATTCATTCTCTAAAATACTATTAGATTGTATCATATTTTTAATCTAATTGCAAGTGTTTTCTCCATAATGTTTTGCCATATCGTCTAGGTCTTTGGATGACATAGCGTTTAAACATTGTGTAGATAAGAACCTTATGACCAGAGAAGGAACATCTCCTCCTACTGGGTGTTCGTAATAGAACATATAGTTATCGCTAACATAATCTAAACAGTCTTCTAGTAAAGACTCCGATATCTTTAAGACTCCATCATCAACCATTTCATATACTTCATCTACGATTCTTTGCTCGTATCTTTCTATTCCTGCATTGCTCATTTTGTTTCTCCTTTTCTTTTTGCTTTAGCTTTATCTCTGTCAACCTCTAGTAAGTATATACCATACACTATCCAACCTGCAAATAAAGTAAACAACATTGCTATTATACAGTCCATTACCTTTCTCCAACTATCCAAGAATCTCTATGGTAAGTCTGTAAGTATCTCCTATCTGATTCGTTGATGTGATTAAAAGATTCACTTACTCCGCAATACTCATCAACTAAATCTTGTGCTACTTTCCTAGCCTCTTCAACATTAGGTGCTGTTACCTCTACTGAAAAGCCTTCCTCATAATGTACTGCTACGTTATATTTATTCATCCGTTCAATCCCTCCACTTTGCCCCAATCCTCATCAAGTATAAGTACTTCTTCAAAGTTATGTTTATAATCTATGGCTAAGTCTTGCCAGTTTTCATAACTCTTTTTAGTTCCATCTTTAAATGTTATCTCTAAGTCTGCTCTTGACAAGTTCCAATCTTCTATATCGTCCCAATCAATACCTAGTTCATCTAAATCCCAACTAAGATATGCACTATATCTAGCTTCTATAATCTTAGGTTTAGTTCCTTCTAGCCAATCACTCATGTTACCTCCTCAAATTCTATATCAGTTATCTCATCATCTCTTAAATATATGTTATGTTCTTGTTCAAAAGTTTCCTTTACATATTCTATGTAGTCTTCTTTTGTTTCACAATCTGCACCCACATCAAATACAGTATAGGTTATTGTACTACTCCATGTTTTCATTATCTTCCTCCTGTTTAAACGTCCTCTCCATACTTAACCTCCTTAATTATATCTTCCATCATATCATCATTAAACCACATGGTCAAATCTTCTCCCATGTTTTTCTTAACGATATATCCTATGGTTTCTAATCCCTGCTCTGCATACACAATAGGCAACAGTCCAGATAACAACCCTGCTTTTTCTAGTGCGTGTTTAACATCTAGCTTTGCAAAGTAATACGAATCAAATACTCTACTCATTACTACCTCCTTGTAAAGTTCTTATAGTGTCCCAGAGTTTACTCCAGTCTCCCTCCTCTGCAACCCACTCAGCTAACATAGAGTCGCACTCACAATGTTTAATACTAATAACTCCATCAGTTAAATCAGCACTAAAACCTGCACTTCCTTTTTCTTTTATCATAGCGTTTAAACCTCCTCTGGATATTGTTCTTCATAGCTTTTAAATCTCACTACTTCTGCATCATGTTTGAAGTCTTGAAAGTTATAAAAGTAATCCTCATTTCTATTCGCAATGTGTTGATTCTCATCACTACTTGCATAACGTTTCGCTTGTCCCTCACTATCTGCATCAACTTCTATTGTTGCTATATAGTGTCTCTCTATTTCAATTAAGTATGTTCCTTCTTTACTCATAGCGTTTAAACCTCCTATAGTTTATCTGTATATCTTAACATTTAATTTCATGAAGTTCAAGCCAAGTCCCTGATTATCTGTATAGATATTATACTTGTTCTTGTAGTCCCTCATGTAAGTCTTCACTCTAAATTTAAAGCCCAAGACATTGATGTGCCTAAACTTTTTCTTTGGTGTGTAAGTATCTCTATATATTTTTAACATTGTATTACTCCTGTTATTGTTAAAGTTAATTTATCATAAGACATTTTTTAATTGATGTCAACAATTTTTTTAGTCAAGCAACCCTTCAAAGATTGCTATCGTTATAAAGGCTAGTAAAAAATACAAGCCCATAATTCCTAATAAAAATTCCATAGCGTTTAAACCTCCTAAGAATTTAAGTCCATTAATATATATTCGCCTGTCTCTATCTTCTTACGTGTGTCGGCTATGCCTTCGCCTAGAAAATCATTTCTATATTTTCCTGTGGTCGTTGAATAGTCCCAGTAATATTCATCAAGGTATATTTTACCCTGCGATTTCTTAGCTATCATACTTCTATAGCTTTGAAAATACTCGTCTCCTTTATCATCTGTCACTAAAAATTGATTAGCAACTTTATTTCCTCTCGCACTTGTCATGTTTTCTACTTTCATTTTTTTCTCCTTTTAGTTATCTAAATTACTTAGAATTATTAATAAATCATCTTCCTTTTTTATATGTCCGTTGACTGTTAGCCACTCGTCCAAATCTAAAAAACTATTATAAGCCTCAGTCTTATCATAGTCAATCTCATCTTTACTGTTCCAATATCTCAGCCCTTCTCTGTGGTACTCTACTAAACCTGTTAAAAGTTTTAGTTCTTTTGTAGTCATCATAATTTTTAACTCCTGTATATCTTTATTATGTTATTAAACGTCAAGCATAGCATGACTCTTTAATTTCGTTTTGCTACTCTGCCTGTGTCAGGTTTTCGCAAATGTTTGAAAGCGTTTAAACAGTCTGCCTTCTTCTCTCTAATATCTCATCTAATAAATGTAGCTTACCAAGATTTTCTAGATTAATCAACCCTCTTGATGGACAAACTGACATTTTTTTAGAAGCAAGATGCAAGTTAAATTCCTCAACTCTTGTTTCTTTTAAAGCGTTTAAACGTGCTGTTCTTTTTTCCTGTTTAACTGCTTGTCTTTTTTG